TCATAAATGGTACAAGGCGGTTCCAGACGACCTTCTGGACGATGTGAAGCTGTTTTTTGGGTATTCTGACAAGCGAGCCCTAGAAGCCATCGAGCTATTAACTCAGGAACAACTCAATGAAATCAGCGAAAAGACTGATCCCGGTGGAAGGGCCGGTCGCAAGACTCAAAAAGTATAAATAGCCATGCGATATGTCACCACTATGAGAGAAAGCGAGTTGAGCGCATGGAAGATATTTTCAGCGGCGTGGGAGTCGAGATTACCCTCACGACACCCGAAGATTTCCTCAAAATTCGTGAAACCCTGTCCAGGATCGGCGTCTCTTCCCGCAAGGAAAAGATTCTCTACCAGTCGTGCCACATTCTCCACAAGCGCGGTCGTTATGCCATTCTCCATTTCAAAGAACTCTTTGCGCTTGATGGTAAACCCACAGACATTACCGAAAACGACCTTGCTAGGCGCAATGCTATCGCCGGATTGCTCGCTGAATGGAAGCTCTGTACCATCTTACACCCAGCAACCTTGGGAGCTTCTGCACCATTGGCGCAGATCAAAATTATCGCTCACAAGGAGAAGGGTGAATGGCAGTTAGTTACGAAATATACAATGGGTAGGAAAACGCTACCAAATACACAAGTTTGATTATACTGGTTAACTAATATTACTACTATACCGCTATATGAGTTTCAACCATAGCATAATCCGGGTGATGGATGGACCTCACCAGTTTCAAATACAGAGTGGTACTAACAAACCACATGGCGTTGGCAGACTGATCGAACGGTTCCAATGCTTGCGTCCTATTCGCTCATAGAAGGCCTAAGCAGTACCTGTCCTTCGTCCCTTAGTGGGAGTTGAGTTGTTCGATATGCCTGAAATGGGCGTAGCTTGCTGAGTCAGCAAAGTTATGCCCGAAATTCCTGAAGCTACCAATCTTCAGCCGCTCTTTCCTAAGGCGAGCCAAAGGCGAGCAGATTAGAAGCCATAGAGTTTTCAAGTTCGGATTCGGACTTGGGCGGTTGAAACAGTCAGGTTCATTTCAGATTAGTTTTGTGGTCACGCTCGGAAGCGTGGATACATTCATGTTTTTGTTATACGGAGAAGAAATCATGCACTATGCGATAAAACAAGGCTGCCAGTATTCCCGATTTTACACCGACTCCGCTTGGTGTGCCTTTTACCATGATGAAGGTTACTCAAGTGGATCAGGTCCATCCAAGACTTCTCAAAAGTTAGCTCTCTGGTATAAGACACAATACACCGATTGGCCGTATCTTGGACTCAAGGGTATGACCACAGCAGACATCCAAAACCATTACCATTGTTCTGATGAGGAGTTGATACAGGCGGTAAGTTACATTGCACTATTTTTTAAGGATGTTGAGAAGAGATTCGTATGACATCTAGAGATTGGAAATTCCCCCTCGTGTATATCCACAATCGTTGGGTGTCACCAAGCCACCAGGTCACGATCAAGCACCCTGATTGTCCTCGTGGTCACTACCGAGACGCGGATACCATCATGTTGTATGCAGCGTTCCAAATTTTGGTGGACTTTGTGGAGGTGGAATGTGCAGGTCTTATGTTCAATAAACCATACTTCGAAACTCCTGGTCAAAAGGTCTATCGAGTCATACGAGACCTCCCGGTGTTGTCGTGGCTACTTCCTCCGCAACGCAACATTCGTCGTGGACTTTACCACCTCCGCTGGTCTATGAGACTCACTGAACCTTATAGTGAACATCAGGCACAGCAAGCCAAGGATGTGTTTGCGCTCTATAAGTGGTGGACTCACACTCGACCAGACCGCATTGACCCTTGGGACTGGGCTGACATTGATCTTACTGAACCTAAGAGAACTATCCACGAAGATGGTAGATTGGAATTTTCATCTGAGTATTCAGCGTTGCTCGAAAAGGCTGGAAAACTCGAAGATAAATACAATAAAGAGGATCAGAAGAAACTTCTTATGCTTATCGCAATCAGAAGAGGATTATGGACATGAGCCAACAACTATCACCACACTTTTCATTGCGAGAATTGACACGTTCGGATACCGCTTTGCGTCTGGGTATCGAGAATAATCCAACCGAGGAGCACCTGAAGAATCTTGTGTTGTTGTGTGTGAATATTCTTGAGCCCGTTCGCGCAAAGTTCGGAGTGGTACGAATCAATTCTGGGTATCGTTGTCTGGCATTAAATATGGCAATCAACCCTCTGACAACCACACTGATGAAACTCTCCAAGCATTGCTCAGGTCAAGCGGTCGACTTTGAGGTTGACGGTATTTCAAATGTTGTGATCGCTGAATGGTGCCGTGATCACCTTCCTGAGTTCCAGCAAATTATCCTGGAGTTCTATACCCCAGGTCAACCAAACTCTGGATGGGTCCATGCTGCGTATGTGGTTGGTGAACAGAAGAGGCAGTGTTTAACAGCGGTAAAGGTGAATGGAAAGACAACTTATTTGGTAGGATTACAAGCATGATGTATGAGCAGTTATGTGTGAATCATTTTCATAACACGTTTGGTATTACAGTCGCCGCAGAACCACAGTTACCTACTGAGAAGGATTGTGAGTTGCGCGTCAGGTTGATCCAAGAAGAACTTGATGAACTCAAAGAAGCATTTGCGAACAAGGACCTAGTAGAAATCGCTGATGCGCTCGGTGATATTCTCTATGTGACACTTGGTGCCGCAGAGACTTGTGGTATAGACCTCGAACCTATTTTCATGGAGGTTCATCGTTCAAACATGAGCAAAGTGGGTGGGTATAAACGCGAAGATGGAAAGTGGGTCAAGCCGGCCACATATTCACCGGCTTGTATTGCGCCAATTCTGGACGCACAAAGCAAAACAAATAAGGAGATTCGTCATGGGTGATATTAAGTTGATTCTGTTAAACAATGGGTTACAAATCATGGGTGAAGTTGTCGGCACCGAGGCGGCCGATGCCTCACTTCACGCTCAAGGAAAGGTGCTGGTCGCCAAGCCGGTATCTGTCATGATGATGCCGAGTAAGACGGCGGGCTCCACCCAGACGCAGATTGGTTTTGGTTCGTTTCTGGAGTATGTCGAAGAATACAAAACAGGCATTCCTCTCCATGTCACCGATATTCTAACCATCGTGACACCGGTAGAAGATTTGCTCAGGCACTATAAGACGCTCTTCTCTGGTCTTGTGCTGCCTCCAGGAATTAATGGTTGACATTTTCCTGTGAATATGATATCATAGTTCATGTCCAAGCCTTTCTTCACGAATGTTGCCACTCATGGTAACCTCATCTATTATCGCGGTATAGACAACGGTCGTCGGGTGCAGAGGAAAATCCCTTATGCCCCGACGCTCTTTGTTCCCTCCAAGTCCACCAACAACACCTCCACCTGGAAAGACCTCCAAGGCAACGCCGTGGAACCTATGAAGTTCATGTCGATCAACGATGCCAGGGACTTCATCAGAACGTACAAGGACGTGGAGGGGTTTACCATCTACGGGCAACAGAACTTTGCGACCGCGTTCATTGCTGAACAACACCCCGAAGAAATAATGGAATGGGATATTGCTCCCATCGTCACGGCGTTCATCGACATCGAGGTTGATACCGAGCATGGGATGCCCAATGTTGATCACTGTAAGAACCCAGTCACCGCCATCACCGTCAAGTTTTCTAACGACCCAGAATACTATGTTTTTGGTTACGGAAATTACAAACCCCACCGCTCAGACATTCACTGGCTCCATTGTAAAGATGAATATGATCTGTTGATGACCTTCCTACAAGTGTGGTGGGATAAATCGCCAGATATCGTGACTGGGTGGAGCGTCAAGACCTTCGACATTCCCTATCTCGTGGGCAGAATATGTGCGACTCCAGAACTCGGTGAAGAAATGGCCAAGAAGCTATCACCCTGGGGGAAGGTTACGCGGCGCGAAGAGAAGTCCAAGTTTGGAAAACCCATCACCACCTATCGGTTACTTGGCGTCTCAACCCTCGACTATTTCCAACTCTACAATAAATACGCACCCAAGTCCAATCAGGAATCCTACAAGCTCGATTATATCGCGCACGTCGAATTGGGTGAGCGCAAGGTCAATTATGAGGAATACGAAACCCTTCATAATTTATACCGAGACAACTACCAGAAGTTTATCGAGTATAACATTCACGACGTCGAACTGGTCGAAAAGCTGAATGCTAAAGGTCGCTTGATTGATATGGCGGTCTTGCTGGCCTATGACAATAAGACGAACTATGAGGATGCGTTTTACCAAGTGCGTATGTGGGATGCGATCACCTACAACCACCTCTCCCGCAAGGGCATCGTCATTCCCCCGAAAAAAGAGGACGAGAAAGAAGAAGCGTATGAGGGTGCCTATGTCAAGGACCCGCAGACCGGACTCTTTGAGTGGTTGATGAGTCTCGACTTAGACAGCTTGTACCCCCACTTGATCATGCAGTATAATATGTCACCGGAGACGTTGATTGAGCCAGAGCACTACACCAAAGCCATGAGGGATGTGTTGTCTCAGGGCGTCTCGGTAAATGCGTTGCTCCAGAAGCGGATCAACCTTGATGATCTTGAGGGATGCACGTTGACCCCTAATGGTCAGTTCTTCGATACCACAAAGGTGGGTTTCCTTGCAGAGATCATGAATACCATGTATGCCGCACGAGTCAACTACAAGAACAAGCAACTCGAATTGGAGATCGAGCGCGAGACCTGCGCCGATGAGATTCACAAAAAGGAATTGGGGTTGCTCATTTCCAAGTTTAAGAATCTGCAGTTGGCGAAGAAGGTGGGATTGAATTCTGCCTACGGCGCCATGGGTTCTGAATATTTCCGATTCTTCGATATTCGTATCGCCGAGGGTGTTACGCTCGCGGGGCAGTTGGGTATCCGCTGGATTGGTGACAGGCTGAACAAATTCCTGAACGGGTTACTCAAAACGACCGACGTGGATTATGTGATTGCCAGTGACACGGATTCGGTGTACCTACACCTCGCTCCCCTGGTCTATAAGGTATTCAAGGATACCAGTGACACGAATAAGGTCATTGATTTCCTCGATAAAGTGTTCAAGGAAAAAATCAAAGGCATGATCGAAACGAACTATGCCGAACTTGCGACCTATACTCATGCGTATGCCCAGAAGATGCGTATGAAGCGCGAATCGCTGGCCAACAAAGGTATCTGGACTGCCAAGAAACGTTATATTCTGAATGTGTGGGACTCAGAGGGTATTCGGTACAAGAAGCCTAAAATGGTCATT